TTTAAAACATAAAGGAGAATGTATTTATGTTAATGGAAATAACCGGATTAACCCCAATCGAGGTATTGCTTAAAGTTGACAAGGATGGTTGTGTCAGTTCCAGAAATTTATATGAGTTTCTTGAACTTGATAAGAGCCATTATTCAAGATGGTGTAAGTCAAACATAGAAGAAAATACTTTTGCAGAGAAAGATATTGACTATAAGGTATTCGCCATGAATGGCGAACGCAATCCAAACCCAACCATAGACTATAAGTTATCCGTCTCTTTTGCTAAAAAGCTTGCCATGCAATCACCAACTGAACACGGTGAACAGGCAAGATGTTATTTTATTGCCTGTGAAGATGGATTTAGACGGCTTGCCCTCGAACATCAGCAGTGGGAAATTGAACGAGCCAAGGGCGTTGTTATTCGGCATATTTTAACTGACACTATCAAAATTAAAATTGCTGATAGCCCACATAAACGCTTTGCCTATCCCAATTACACCAAACTTATTTATAAAACTCTCTTTAATAAAACAATGGATGAATTAAAAAACGAGTTTAACGTTAAGGAAAAAGAAAGCATCCGCGAGCATATGACCGCCGAACAACTTCAAGAAGTTGAAAGCATGGAAATGCTTATCAGTGGTCTTATCAATATCGGCATGAGCTATGACGAAATCAAACAGTTTATAATTTCAAAATGCACGTTAAAACTAACAGCATAAATGGACGGAAGTGAAACCATGAACAAACGCAGTGTGCAACGCCGAACGGCGGCACAGCAACGAGCAAAAGATGCTAAATCAAGCATTACACAACCAGCCACAGAACCACAGCAGAGCGCACAAGACGCTTATAGTAACCCTGCCGCTGATATTGGGTACGGCACCGAAAGTATGGCAGAGAGCGTTGAATATCAGTACACGCGAGAAACTTTAAACTACATGCAGCTTATCAGTCTATACCGCAGTTCCGGCATTTTGCGGCGTATTGTGAATAAGCCTATAGAGGATGCGTGTGCTCATTGGTTCAAAATAGATTCACAGATCACGCCCGACCAAAAAGATGCGGTTGAACGCTGTGTGAAGCAAACAGGATTAAAAAAGAAAATTGAAACTGGCTTGAAGTGGGGAAGACTGTTTGGCGGCGCCGCAGGGCTGATTATGATTGATGGTCAAGGTGACATGCTAGATCAGCCGCTTGACATTGATTCAATTGAGCCGGGCGGTTTTAAGGGTATATACATAGTTGACCGGTGGAGCGGCATATATCCCGAGCTAAACATTGTAGACGATATAAGTAACCCCTCATTTGGACTGCCTGAATATTATCAAGTGCGTACTTCTGAAAACGGTGCGGCAGACATGAGAGTACATAACAGCCGCATAGTACGCTTTCAAGGTGAGGAATTACCTTACTGGGATATGCTTTCAGAGCAGTATTGGGGTGCTTCAATTATTGAAACAGTTCTCGAAGAGCTTAAACAATATGACAATACGCGTTTCAACATTGCAAATCTCCTCTTTCAAGCCAACGTATGGGTGCAAAAGTCGGATGATTTAGAGCCAATGCTTGCAATGGGGTCGCGAGGGTCACAAAATCGGCTTATGGATACGCTACGAGCACAAGCAGCATTGCGGTCAAGCTTTCATACCACTGTCATAGGCAAAGAGGACGATATTTCCACTCGTCAATATAGTTTTAGCGGTTTAAAAGATGTATTTGAAATCTTTATGTATGCTCTGTCAAGCGTCACAGGAATACCCATTACAGTTCTGTTTGGGCGTTCCGCTTCCGGCATGGACGCCACTGGTGATGCTGACATGGACAATTATTATTCGCTAGTTGAGGGTATACAAGAAAATAGAATAAGACCACCAATGGAACAGCTTTTGCCTATTATCTGTATGTCTGAATTCGGCGCAGTACCAGACGATCTCAATGCATCATTTAATCCTGTTAGAATCCCGACTGAAAAAGAAAAGGCAGACATCGCAACATCACGGACAACGGCAATATTAGCACCGTTTACAGCCGGAGTTACAACCCAAGCAGCAACGCTAAAAGAGCTTAAAAACATGTCTGATAGTACTGGTATGTGGGGCAACATCACAGATGAGGATATAGAGCAGGCTGATAATGTACCGGATGTTGGGGATGTGCCCGACAAACAAGAGCCTACGGATTTGGAAGTGCTTTCTGAATGAAATTCAAAGCGTGGGATGCCAAGCGCAACATTGAGCGCCAGTACAAAACCGCTTTAAGCAAGCTCACCAAGTTTATTTCTGACCTTTTAGGCGGTTTAGACAGCCTTGTAGAAGCACAGAACGCCCTTGAAACCTTTTCACAATCCCCACAGCTTGACGATTGGGCACACGCTATTGCTAAAACAATGGTAACTCACACACTTAGCGAAACTTCGCGTACATGGCGGCAGGCTGCGGCAGAGGCAGGGCAAGGTAACAAGATGTATCAGAACCTTAATGCCAAGCTTACCAATGAGCAGGACGCTGTAAGTCAAAGGTACTGGGAGTTAATAAGTGACAACGTGAAGTATATAAAAAGTGTTCCCAAAGATGCAGCCGAAAAGATAACAAAAGCGGCAGCCAAATATTCAATCGAGGGTGGTAGAAGCCTTGAGGATAACGTCGAATTTAAGGAGTTTACCAAAGGACTTACAGCCAGTCATGTTGAACTTATAGCCACTACAGAAGTATCTAAGGCACATTCAGCCCTCATACAGGCACGAGCAGAAGACACAGGTCACGATTGGTGCATATGGCACACTTCCGAAGACCAAAGGGTTCGCAAGAGCCATAAAAAAATGGATAACGTTTTATTTCGATACTCTGACAAGCCTGCACCAGAAGAACTTGTGGGGAAAAAAAGTGATGGGCATTACGGACCAGGTGAAATATTTCGTTGTAGATGCTATGCCCAACCAATAATAAGGTGGCAAGATGTTTCTTTTCCTCATAATGTATATGCAAATGGTTCGATAACTTCAATGAGCAAAACTCAATTTGAACAGCAATTCGGAAAGGTAGCGTAATTATATGCCACTAGAAAAAGGGAAAAGCGAAAAGGATATATCACGTAACATTGCAATTGAAGAAAAAAACGGTAAACCACCCAAGCAAGCCGCCGCAATAGCCTATAGCGAAGCCGGGAAAGATAGTGAAGAAACCTACCTTGATGTACTGAAACAGGCACGCGAAAAAGAGAACGACGCTATTGCAATAGGACTAAAGCTTATGCTTAAAGCTCCACCGGAGGATTTGGCACAGCTTGCCGAAATTACCAATGATGAGAATGACCACGACCGTATTTATTCATCAATCCTAGCGCGATATCAGACAGACGAGGAAAATGCAACTTGAATAAGAGTAAAAACTGCATAGAACAATTTAACGATTGGCTTGCAATCAAAATTACCAATGCCGTTGGTTCAATGTGGTGCGCATATGCATTTGCAATCTTGACGTTTGTTTCACTACCGTCTGCAATTAATACACACAGTTTAATCACAATTGTCTCATGGATAGCGCAGACTTTCTTACAACTAGTCCTTTTGGCAATCATTTTAAAAGGCCAGAATATATCCGGTGAACGACAGGAAAAGATTATAAAACACATTGAGCATTTAGTTGAGCTGATAGAGCAAGACGAAGAAAAAGAAATATTTGATATTGAGTCAAAACATTAAGAGCCTGAAAAGGTTCTTTTTTCATGTCAATTTTAAGGAAGTGATGTAAAATGCCAACCGCTTATTTTGGAAGTCAGATAAGTGAAAACATGACAGAAACACCAGATGGGAACCTGATATGTCGTAATGTACCATTAGCCCGAACTGGGTATTACGAGTACGCAGGGCGTGACCTTATAGGACTTGACAGTGCAGAACCCGACAAAATGTATCGAGTGCTGCGCCGTCCCGAAGAGGTGTTCTCACCTGCCGCCATAGCTTCATTTGAGGGAAAGGCTTTCACGGATGACCACCCACCAGTGCCTCTCATTACGCCCGACAATTTTGCCTACTACGCCAAAGGACATGTTGAGAACGTTCATAAAGGTATAGGCAAAGACGCAGGATGCCTTGTAGGAGACATATTTGCCGCCGACCGCGATGTTATCAAAGCCATACAAGATGGCAAGCGCGAAATCAGCTGTGGTTATGGTTGCAAATGGGTACCTCAAAAAAACGGTGTTATTGACCAACAAGCAATTTGTGGGAATCATGTGGCTCTCGTTGACAACGGACGCGCAGGTTCTCATATTGCCATAAAAGATTCAAAATCAAAGCCAACCGAAAGGGGAAAAACCATGCCAGCCGAGAAAAAAGTAAATCCTTTTATTCGTGCATTCAGATTCCTTGCGAAAGACGAAGGAACTACAGACGAGGAATTAGCTGAAGCAATGAACTCAATACCGAAAGAAAAGGCAAATGACGCAGAACCAGTCAAGCCAATTATGCCGGAGGTTAAGCCAGAAGCCCATGACGAAGCACCTAACCCTGTTATGGAATGCCTTGCAAAGATTATGGACAGGCTTGAGAAACTCGAAGCCGGTGCTACTCCCAAAGCCGCAGATGACAAAGATGAACTTGAGCAACTTATCAGCGATGAAAGTCAGGAAACACCCGCAGAGGAATCACAGGAGGGCAATGAAGAATACGACCCAATCGAGGGTGAAAACTCTGTTGTTGTTTCACCGGAAAATGTACCGGAATCACAAACCGCCGCTGATTCGATGTCTGCTATGAAAGCAGAGGCAAAACGCACACGTAATCTACTCGCTAAAGTCTATAAAGACAAGCCAGCAGAGTTTAAAGCAGCGGCGCATGATGCTGTATCAGCCATTAGAGCAGCTTACGGCATCGGATTGCCTGGCAACAGCGGATATGCAAAGTTTGCAACCGTCACTGCCAAAGCAAGCAAGCAAAATGCACAGGACAGTGCGCCAGTTCCACAGGAAAAGCGGAACGCTGACGCACAAGCAGGCTATGACGCGCAGAATCCGCACAAAAAAGCAAAAATGAATGGGGGTAAATAATTATGCCAGCACCAACAATCGGAAAAACTCTCCCTAATGGATATCCGGGTACTTTTGGTCAGCAAGGGCCGAAAGTGGTCACTACATTTCCAAACATCGGTAATGCAGAAATGGACTTCGGTTCTCCTATATTCTCTCTTAGTGGTGGCGTTGCTGCCGTTGGTTCAACAGGGCTAACCCCTACAGCGGTCAACTTTAAAGGCGTAGCGGCGGCTCATGTGACAAGAGCAAACGAGTACCTTGCGCAGTCTTTGGGCGGTTATACACAAAATCAAGCCGTACCT